AGCCATTGCGAATGCTTCACGGGCAAAGACTGCACCTTTCGCGTCATCGTTCGCATCGACAGTGATGTTAGATGACTGATACAGATCAATACCTGCGATAGTTCCAACGAAACCAGTACGCATTGCTTCGTTCTGGAGGTCACCACCGTTAGGATTCACACCTGATGCAGTCAAGTTAGCAACCAAGTTGTAAATCTGCTTTGGATGGAATACGCCAACCAATGGGCTAGCGATACCGTTTGAACGAATAGTCGCCGCCGCTTGGAACAGGTGAGATGCAGTCAACTCAGTTGCCGCCGCACCGATAGACGTTGAAAGACCGTCGAACAGAGCGATTACGTCTTTGTCCATCTTAGTAGCGATTGAGTTACCAAGAACTGTTCCTAGCTCATCAGCAGGATTACCTGCGCCCATTGCCGCCAAGTCAGTCAAGAACACCTGCGCTCCAACTTCACCAACAGTGATAGACACTGAAGAAGTTGAAACAGTAGTTGACGACATATCTGTACCTTCAGTCAGGTCAGCCGCGGCAACAGCAGGATACTTAGGAACTTGGATAGTTGTACCTGCCTGTGCTTCGATGTTGTACACAGTGACAAGGTTACGCATGATTGACTGTTCTTCAGCAGTGAATCGTGCTTGAGCAACAATATTGACGAACAGATCGTCAAGAGTTGAAGTAGTAGATGCGGCCATGATGCCTCTCCTTTACAGAATAAATTTACAAACGAATTATCGCTTGCCCTTTAACGTGGCGTAGGCTTGCCGCCCACCGTTTTCCCAGTTAGCAAGCATATCAGCCACAGATGAAGGCTTCTGCGTAGAGCCACCTGCCGCACCCTGCGATCCAACACCACTAGGTGATGCCTTCACAAAATGAGGATTAGCAGTAAGGAACTCCGATACCAGTTCATTCACTGACATCGCTGTTCCATTGTCATTATATCGCACAGTTCCAGTTTTATCCAAAATTTCCACAGAACCATCGTCTGCAAGCCTTGTCTGGCCTTTGAGTAGCGAGACAACTTGGTCTGGTGAAACTGCACCGTTTTGTGATGCCGCATTGATTAACGCACCATCAACTTGGATTTCTTGTAGCTTGGTCTTGTACTGATTTATCTCGCTGTCCTTCTTTTCCGCGAGTTGCTGTAAGACCTTTTCAAACTCGCCTTTTTCCTTTTGGCGTTCAATCTCTTGTTCCTGTTTGGCTTGTAGTAACTGTCTCGCTTCATCTAGGTCTACTCCCTCGATCTGTTTCTGGAACTTCTTACGCTCACGCGCTAGACGTTGCTCAACGATTTCATCGAGTTGTGATTGTGTGAATGTCTTTTCAGACACTTCTGTTTCGGCCTGTTGCTGAGTTGGTTGTGACTCCATTTCTGCTCCATCGGCCATGATTTCATCGCTCATGTTACGAACCTCTTTTCGAGTTGATTATTTGGATGGTTTCCATCCGGTCTTTCGCAAAGTCCCGTAAACATAGCGAGCGCAACGCTCTTTGCCATATTGACGTTCCTTGCAAATCTTTTTCAGTTTACGCTCAAGTGCTTTAGGCATGATTCACCTCACGCATCAAATACAGGGAAGAAATGGTGACGACAGTTATAACCGCCACGAACAATGAATGGATCACCTGCCGCTTTACCTTCCCATGCTTCAGTTGACCAAATCGTGTTGATTTCGTCTTCAGTAAATACTCGATCTATATTTCTTACACAGAAGTCACGGCTATCTTCTACTTGAGTGCCTTGATACTTCCACTTATCAGCACCCGCATCTTTACCTGCCTGATAGGTCACGGATGCATCAAACTGCATTAGCGAGTCATGCACCATTTGCTTTGCATATCTCCGCATATTATTGCCTCTGCGGTCTGCGGCATATATTTGGTGAAGTTCTCTAATAGCTTCTTCTGCGTCATCGCCACCTGCGTTCGCAATAGCAACCAATCGCTGTACTTCTGCCTGATCCGACTGAATGTATACACCGTTGATTTCTTTTCTGAGATTTTCAACTGACTCTGCCACCGAACGGCCTGTAAGCGTGTTCTGATATAACTCTGTTGAGAGCCTATTTGAAAACGTAACTGCGATATCTTGGAAGCCTTGAAACGAAATACGCTGTAAGTTCGCAATAACTTCTGGCGCGACTCCAGTAAACCCTTCGACTTCCGCAAAGACTTCATAGAGCGACTCAAGGATATCTGGGTATTGCCTGACGATTGAATCAACTTCCGTGAGGTAGGTTTCACGCATAATAGTTTCAATGTCTGATCTCGCAGTGACCGCCCAGACCAGATCGAATAAAGCGGCATTAGATGACGGGGCTGTAATGACATATGCCGCTATTCTGCTTTCTAATTGCTGAAGAATATCTAGTAGTCGCCTTTCATGCGTGGCAGACAGTGCCGCAACAATTCGTGCATGATCTAGCTCTGCGCTCATTACTGGCCTTCAGTCGGGCTGAAGTCTCCAAGTTGTCTTGCCGCATCAATTTCCTCATGGGCTTGATGTAGCAATTCGTCATCTAGCACCAGATCGACAATTTGTTTATCGACTTCTCGCATGAACGTAGGTGATTGAACACCTGATGCGCGAGCCATTTGAAGGAACTGAAGTTCATTCGGATAATCGCGTATATCGAATGAGTCTGGATAGTTGACTTCAACATCTGGAGTAATCCCCTGCCAAATAGCCACATAGAACCATAACTGTTCTTCTGCCAACTGAAGCAGGTCAGCCTTCTCAGCCAAGCGAGCATTAAGTAACTGGAACTCAGTCTGTAACGCAATACCTGAAGCCTTCACAGCATCCGTTCCGCGAACAGCCCCAAGGTGAGCCATACGATTGATTGCCTCAGTCTTGCGCTGAATACTATCCATGACAGCACTTAGGTTTCCGCCATTAGGCTGAAGCATATATGGCTTGAGGTTAGCATCTAACTCATCAGGCATATGCACAATGCCACCTGCACCTGCTGAAGCATCAGTGTCGTATGTCTTCACCAATGTTGGGTGGTTACTGATACGAATCAACTGTTCGATCTCAGATAATTCTTGATAGATCGCCTTCTGCATGATCGCAATGTCAGCAATATCTGACTTACCGATACCCTTAGTCACGGTTCTAGCGGCAGGAACATAGACAGCAGGAATCATTCCGATTGGGTTATCAACTGATTCCAATAGACGCTCTGTCTCATTATTGACTTCATAAAGCTCAACAGTGTCTTCTGTCCATACACGGAAATGCACAACAGATTCGGTAGCTGTCTCACGAATGATGGCTTCACGAACTTTCAGGTAGACCAGTTTGTGTCGGCCAGATGCAGTACGCTCCCAACGCCAATCAAAGACGTTCTCAGGCGTGTACAGGTTGAAGTATGGACGGATGCCTTGATCGAGTTCTTCTGCCCGTGTACCTGCGTTAGAAGCAGGTTTGTCCACGATAATCCAAACGTGACCATAAACCGCTGACCAGATTTGCGCTTCTTTCATAAACGCATCGAGTGACCTTCCATCCAGATCAACGTCACGCATCATCGGCTCAAGGAATGGAGAACCTTCCATTGAGTTGTACTGACGGACAGGTGGATTACGCCACAAGAATGAAGAATAGATGTGAACGACATTGGCGCAATGGTTATCAATCGGAGTTAGATCGAGCCGTCTCGCGTATTCGTTTTTGTCTTCGTTGAGGTATTGGACAAGATACTGCCCGTCTTTGAAGTGTTCACCGCCTAGATAAGAACGGAGATGAAATTCCCACTGATCCTGATAATCATCATAATCGGGGTGAGTATAAGTGATCTCTTGTGACACAGTTACGTCCACCTAGTCGGTTGCGGTATTGCATATTGTCTCTTAATAGGATACAGGAAATCAATTAAGTATCCCAAAGCATCGTTCATGTGATCGTATCCAGATTCCTTGTCTGGTTGATTCGTACCTTCCTTGTAGGTCTGCCTCTCTAATGACTTGATGACCTGCTTACATTTCGGATGCACATACAGATGTCTTTGATCGTCTGCGCTCATCAGTCTTGCGTTGACTGAGTTGATTCTGTCTCTGATGGCTGAATGGCTGTCTCTGACTTTGACTCTGAACCCTGCGTTCTGGAGGATAGATAAGTCTGTTCTTCCCCCTGCCGATGTCTTTCTCTGACGTGATGCGGGGTCTGGGTAAATCGTGATCTGCCTTTGCGGGTAGCGCGTCTTGATCTCATCAACAATCTCATCTGTGTTTGATCCGTAGATGACGATCTCATCAATGATGTGAATCGTGCCACCGTCCCTGATTGCTACGACTGCTGACATAGGGTCTAAGTTGAAGTCCATGCCGATGTGTAACTCACTACCATTATCGCCTACTTTGCTAATCGATTCTTCCCTATTGAAGTTGTAGTAGATGATTCCTGAGTAATTGACGAACTGAGCGTTGTATTCCTGATTAAAGGTTCTCTCATCCAGATCATGCCGCGCTGATTCAATTTCTTCTGGGGTAACATGCCCGCCATCGATAGTAGTAAATTGGAATGATGACCAGTTTGAGTCTTGGTCAGCCCCTTTTGTCCATAGGTCATAGAAATGGTTTCTACCCTTTGGTGTGCCTATGAAGAGGCTAGACCCCATTCGATCTGATAGAGACGGTCTCAATACTTCATACCAAGTCTCTGGCTTCATATCTGCGAACTCATCAAGCACCACGAAATCTAACGCCCTGCCTCGCAGGTTGTCAGCCTTCTCTGCACCTTTGAGCGATATGTTTGATCCGTTAATTAAAGTGACAGTAAGTGATGACTCAT